AACGTTTTCTACACGACCTTCAACATCGGTTCTTGTAACAAAACTAAAGTTAACTTTTTTATCAAACACTTCTCTATAAAGTGCACCGTCATCACCATAAATGTTAGTACTTGAATATTTTCCAGTCGAATCAATTAGATCAAAGTATCTGCTAATACCACTTGATGTTCTGTTAATACTTTTACTTTTAATAATTTCTTGACTAACAGTTCTTGGTGCTACTTGGTAATCTTCACCAGTAATCATTCTATTCTGCGTATAGAATGTTGAAGGAGCATTTTCTTTTATGCTTTGACTTGTTTCTGTACTACTTGCATTATCAACTGTGTATCTTAAAGAAGCAACAATCGTAATATTTTCGTTAGTACCAGATCTGCTTCTATATGGAACACTGATTGTGATGTTTGTTAATTCTTCAGGTTGGATAGCATAATTTCTACCTATAGATTTTCTATAGTAAACTCTAAATTTACCTTTAGGTAAATTACCAAATGTACCATCAGCAAAAAGTAAACTTATTCTGTCTTCAATTCTTGTTAATACTGTATAGATATCTCTTTGGTCTTTACTAAGACTATTGTAAATTACATTATTGCCTTCCACGGCATCTACTTTAGTCCATTGACTTGATTCATTACCATTTGAGTCAAGTTTGTATAACCAAACATCTGAGTTGTTAATATTAGTTGCATCAATTGCAACAGTTTGATTTGTTGTTGGACTATCTACAGTAAATACTCCATTGTCTAAAACACCTTGTCTAAAATGTAGAAAGTATCCTGTGTTACTACTTCCAGCACCTTTGCCGTCTTCTCTATATAAAAATGCTAAACTGTTTCCAGGTAAAGGTGTTTCTTCGAAAATTTTGTCTTTAGTAATACTGGCACTTGTTACTTCAAACACCATATTCTTTTCGCCTACGTTTTTATTAAAACTATAAATTGGTAAGTTTGTGTTTGTTGCATTATAACGATACTGCTCAGTAGTAATACCGTTGATTGTTTCTTTTTTAATAGGTCGACCAATAATAGAATTTTCTGGTAATGCAGAATTAAGCACTTTTCTAAATTGTTCTGACCAATCAGGGTTAGAAGGATCATTCCAAATAATAGTTTGGTTAGAAAGATTTACTCCGTTACTGTCAACAATTTCTTCCGAAGTCTGCACACTTTCAAACTTTAATAACCCGTTAGCACATTGATTACGTTTTGGATTATAAGAAAGTAAACGTGCTAACCGTAGTACGCTTTCCCTACGCTCTGCTAATTCTAAATAATTTTCACGTGCATTTAAATCTACTCTAAATGCTAAATTCTGTCCAAGGTAAGCAATCAAGTCAATCAAAGCAAGATATTCACTTGATTCAATATAATCGTTAAAGTCTTCTGGATAGTTTTGACGCAGATAGTTGATCATTGTACGGCGTAGACTATCAAAGTCATACGACTTAAAGTCTGCGTTTTTAAATGTTTGATATACTCTCTTCCAGTCTTCTGCAAGTAGTAATCTATTCTGTCTATCTGTTGTTGACATTCCTATTCCTTGTTATAAAGTATTTATTTGTTTGAGATAACCGAGTACTTAAATCTCTAATCTAAGAAGCCATTTCTTTGATCAAACTGTAATTTCATGTTTTCAGAGATATTATATGGTAGATATTGTAGTTCACACTCTATTTGAATACCACTTTCATACTGATCAACAATCACTCTTGCGGCATTAATTCTTGGATCTGCATTTATAATTGTTGTTACATTGTCTGCTATTGCTTCTTTTAAATTTTCAGTCAAAGGTTCAAACAAAACGTCCCAAATAATTGTTCCAAATTCTGGATTTTCTAATTTTTCTCCTTGCCTAATATGAAAGTGATTTAGTAGATCTTGCTTGATAAGACCTATATCATATAGTGTGTATGATAAGTTATTAGGATTTACTGTGCTTAAACCTCTATAAGTTTGCTGTTTTACAACAGGTTGCTGTCTAAGGTTTTCTTTAACACGTACATTTTTAATTGTATCTTTTTCTAAACTACTCATATGTGTATTTATGTGCTGTTAAGCACCATCTTTCTTAAATGTATCAGGTAATGTATCTATATCCTGTGCTGACGGAATAACAACGTCATTGGTTCTATCAGTCATTGTAGGTGTATACTGTTGTGGATCAACATTTTCATGGTGTGTCCACGGCTCGTGCTGTGGCAAGCGTTTGTGCAAGGACGCGACAGCGGTAGCGGTAGCGCCGGGAACCACGTGAGTGGACAACGGAGTTGTCTGTGCCGCTTCTGGGCCATTCATATGGATCTGTAGTGCTGTCTCAAAATGTCCTAATGCACTGTATATGTTTGATGTTGAGCCACTTGTTATATTTGTTGCTAAACCTGCAAGTGTTTGAATACTTGTTAGAGACTCCATATTAATGCCAAAGTTTGTTTTTAAATTGAAGGTTCTGCCTGCCTGCATGTTGATATCTCTATCAGCAGTTATGTTTAAATCCTGTTCAGTGTGCATACTAATTGAATCTTTTGCATATACATCAATTTTACCATTGGCACTTAGTTCTATCCATGAATTTCCGCTACCGTGATCAATGCGTATTAAATCTTCTGTGTTGTGAAAAAGAATTTGATGTCCTGTGCGTGTTCTGATACGCATAAGTTCATTTGCTGGTAATTGTGGCACTCCTTTTTCATCTTTACCTACATTTGCATATTCTTTCTTTGTAGTACTTGCAGGACCTTTCCTTAAAAATTTATCATCACCGTCGTCCATAACAAAATGCGTTCCGCCGAGGCGGCCAAATGGAATTTGTGCTCGTGTTTCTTTAGGACCATACGGTGCTTTTACGTAACCAGGACGTTTGTCATATGGGCCGGGTGTGCTTATACCAAACACCATGCTTGGCACTTCACGTCTTGCACTTGCAGAACTTAGTCCTCTTGTACCATCTGCACTCAATCCTGCATTGTGTAACGTGCTCATCCAATCTTCATTGATAGGTTTTTTAAATTTTGTAGGATCGTTGCCTTTGTTATCTTCAAGATTCTTTTTGTTTATTTCACCTACAACTGCTTTTCCTGTTTTACTAATACTTTCTTTACTGCCCGGTGTTTGTCCTGGAGCGTTAACAAATGATGTTGCTACTCTGTCAGGCATTGAAAAATTAACATAGTTATCTTGGATACACCCTAACCAGAATCCCATGTTTTGCTGTCCTTCAATGAACACCACAATTACTCTCGTTCCAATGTCTGGCGGAGTCATCCAAAATCCATATGATTGTTGTGTGTATTTGTAGTCTTTATTTTTGCTTAAACCAGCCGCTGGTGTTTGACCAGTAAACGGTCCGCCGTAGCGTACTTTAACTGTTTGACCGTCAAGTTGTTGTCCTGAACTTGAATTTAGTTTCAGTAGTTCAACTTCAATGCCTCCCATGTAGTTGGGATCAAGGTGTCCAACCACCCTACCAATAAAAGGACCGGGTTGGAGATTTTCTTGCTGGCCTGCTGTGCGAGTTTCATGACTCATCTACTGGACTCCCTCTGTTGCTTTTTGTGCTTGTTCTTGTGCTAATATTTTTTGATTTTGTTGAGCGGCAATTCTATCGTCAGCGGTTGATTGTGTGCCTGGAGGTCCTGCACTAATAGATCCTTTTTGGTTTTCGCTATTAATCTGATTGATGGTGCTTGAATCTAACTTTCTACCATCACCGTCGCCAACAGTTTGACCTGCTTTGTTTTCACTGTCTTGCGAAGTTTGTTTTTTAGGATACTGATTTGATCTACGTATGGCTTCAATTGTTTGTTTAAATTCACCATTGTTAAAACTATTCTTCACTATGCTCACCAAATATAATCCACTGAAGGAATCTACTGCTATAGTTTCATCTGGAAATCCCATCATACCATTTTCTTTGTAGTCTACCGGCGTTCTAAAATTGATAAGAACATCAACTTCGCCCGATTGATAATCAATATTACCATCTGCATCAATATTAATCAACTGTGTATTTTCTGAGTTGTAGTTTCCAAATCCGCTGTCTGAAATGTAATAGGGATCACCCCAAATTTCCATCTCAATTGAAAGTAAGTCTGCATTAGAATTAATAATTGCATCATTGAACCTACGTGCAATCTCAATTCGCATGTCATCTTGATTTACCGCACCTGCGGCTTTAGCGTTGTTTTTAATGTCTGGAGCAGTTTTTCCACTGATAAGTTGCTCGTTGTCAACTTCTGTTTGTTCTAATGTCTGTTGTGGATTTTCTTCTGCATCTTTTCCTTCTTCTACATTTACCTTAGGTAATACTCCTGGACTCATGCTTTTAAAGAATGTGTTGTCTAAGTTAATATTAAAATTAATAATGTCATCATTTTTTCCACTATAGATATAATTGTATTCTTTACACACTTGTTTTCTCAGTGCTTCGATACCATATGGAATTTTATCAGGTGATAAAAATTTTGCCTCGTGTACTTTGTATGGCAATACTCTAAAAACGTATATCCTTGGAGGTTGACCTGTTTTCTTTTCTGTTATAGGATCGGTAATATTAAAAACTTGTGTATCAATTTTGAACCAATTTTTCATACCCGTTCCGTCACTTGGTTCGCTGGTAAGGTTTCTACCATATTCACTTATTATTATAAGTTCTTCGATAATATCTTGAATTCTTGTGCCTTGGCCAAATTTAATTTCTCCCAATCCTGGAGACAGTTGCATTTGTCCTCCGTCTCTTTTCCATACATTCTTTTCTTTGTCCCAAGTAAAATTTGCATCACCAAATGGTTGTTGGGTAGAACCAAGTTGCTCAAGGTTGAACATTTGCGATGTTCCAATAACATTACTATTTGCTTTACCTGTTTGTTTTTCTCTAATTTCTTCACCTAAGGCTGTGGTTGAAATTTTTGCTTTAATTTCATTTAGATATTTTTCTAATTCTGCTTGTTCTGGTGCTTCCCCGCCTTTGATTTTTTTATACAGTTCTTGTAACTCTTCTGCTGTGGCAGTGTTTCTTGTGGACTGTTTACTGCTTACACTTACACTTGGGGCTCCATTGTTTGAAGCAGTTGTTGCTCCTGCGCCGCCGTCACTAATAGTTCCTGATGAATTGCCTTTTGTTGCACGGGTTTTAGGGAACACAATAAAATATTGATCTGCGGTACTAATAGTTTTGTCTATTGCTTTTTGTTGATAGTATTTGTTCATTTCTGCAGATAAACTTTTAGGACTACTCTGTAACAGTTCTTCAATTGTTCTACCTACAAGTGTTACGTCGACCGGAATACCCTGTGTTGCGTCTTTGAGTGCGCCTTCATTATAGGCAACACCTTCGACTACATATGCACTACCGCCATTTGTAACTGATAAATCACTTCCTACAAGTTTAAATGGCAACATCTTAGTTGCTGTGGGTGTTTCAACAGGATTACCGTCTTGGTCCCAACCTATAAAATCAATTGTTAAAAGGAAAGGTGCTTCTACATAGTTTTCATGTCCTGCTTGATATGATGCCATTTGCAAAGTTTGTAAAAACAAACCCATACTGTATGGTTCTTGGATTTCTAATCTAAATCCTGTTGCATTAGTTGTACCTTTTCTTTGGTTAGGTGAAATTAGAGATTCAATCTCTAAATTATTCATAAAAAATTCAATCTTTCTACCACTGGATTCGTATCCTGTTAATACTTTACTATCTCCAAGACCGCCGCCACTTTGTAGTATTGCAATGTTAGGACGTTTAATTCTATAGGTTGCATCAGGATTGTTTATTTCTTCGTTTGTTAACGCATACATTCCTATCCTATAATTGTAACTTGCAAAATTTCTTAATAGATTTGGAATAGGTAGGTTAACTACTCTACCGTCTGCTGTGTAAGCAACCTTTGCCGGATCAACTGTTACCCGTTCTTGAGAAACTGTCTCTTGTTTTTCTGTAGTAGTTGCATTTTTATCTGTTTCGACTGTAGTTTCAATGCTTGACGCATTTGTGTTTACCTTTTCAGGAGTATCTGAAAAGTCTTGCATATTTTCAGTGCCGGTGTTTTCAGATTCTCCGGCGCCTGCGGCATTTAATTCATCTTTATTTTCTGCCACATAGTTGTTTACTATAGATGCATAGTCTATTTCTGTACCTGGAGGACCTAATGGTTTATTAGCCATATTATTCTCCCAACAGTTGTCTTAATTTGCTACCCTTTGATACATAAATTTTTAATCCGGCCCTAAAATCATATATAGGGTCTTTTAATGAATCCATGTTTCGTTGAGCAAATACCCACCATAATTTTGGAGAGCCGTACATGTCATACGCCAACAAGTCTGGACGTTGATGATATTGCGATTCTATTTCATACACAACATCGTCGCCGTCTTCAGGAACAGGTCTAATACTTAAAATACCTAAGTATTGATTGCGTACAAGACGTGTTTTTGACCAGGGTGAATTATTTGACATTAAATAAATCCTTTGTTGTTAGAACCAATATATCCGCCTTTGACAAATGTGTCTAAACTGAATTTTTCTACTTCTGATCTTGAGTAGATAGGTTGTAGTGTTACAGTAACTTGGCTTTCTACTGGAACATAGCCAATTTTGCCTCTATCAGTATCACCTGTAAGTTTTGTAAAGTTACCAAAATTACCGTCTGCTGTTGAAGGAGCATTAAATCCAAAATCAAGATCGACAGCAAGATAGTCAACATCAGTTGGCATATCAAGGGTAAAATTTGTAATTACTACAGGCACATCTTTAAACACATAATCACCATATCCATTTAATTTAACTATAGGAGGTGGTGAACCTTGGTTAGATGTCTGACCGTAAAACATTTTTGTAATACTTCTTAGATAGTGCAACATTGCTATCCAATACTCACCTTCTAATGCATTTTGTACAATAAACTGCCCAGTCAGCGTCATTGCGTCCACACTTGAATTCTGATAAGCAAAGAATGGATAATTACTATGTACTGGTGTAATTGCATTATAACTTGCTTGATGACTCATAATAATTGTAGGCGTATAAGGAAAACACAGTCCGCCTGTAGAAGTAATCAATCGTTGAATGTAAGGACTTTCTGTAAATGCTTTAATA